CCTTCTAATTCAGACAGAAACTTTCTATCCGATTCTTCAAAGGTGAATAAAAGATTAGGGTCCGCTAATCTAACGATTGCCCAACTCGAAGGAACAGAACAGGCTTCATCCCGAGTAACCTCGGTCAGCCCGTCTGTCCCAACAATAGCCATTCTAGAAAACTGAGCGTTTTTGCTTAGTTTAATAGATACCAATTTACCACCTCAAATCTGTCCGCGAACTTCTAAACGGATTGTGCCTAAGTTTCCAGAGGCTACACCCGTATTGTCTGCGATAGGGCCTGCATCGGCCATACAGTAGATATATACCTTGTCTCCCGTGTTTGATACACGACCGACGTAGTAATACGTGCTAAACTTGTTTTGTCCAACAATAGCCACCGAAGTAATGCTAGAGAGGCCAAGAGAAGCAGCGGTAATTGTTTCTCCCATGTGCGTAATCACTTCGTTTCCGCCACCCGTATCGTCAGTTAGGTTAGAACTTGTAGTCAATACAGTTGCGGTTAACGCTGTAACTTCCATAATGAGAGCGTTGTTTGCTCCGGCAGAACCGGCAATCGTTACAATATCTCCAACTTCGAAGCCATCCGTTAGATAACTACCTGCTGTCCGGGTAAAGGTATCTCCTGCAGTTGCAGCGGTAATTGTCTGAGAAGCCGCCGTAGCGGTTGTTCCTGTTCTATATGCTGAGATTGCACAATCGGCTAAAACGATATAATCGTCACCAACGACCTTTGGGCGAGTGAAGCCCTTGTGGTCAGCAATCAAGGTAATTGCATTAGTCAACTAAAACACCTCATTGAAGGTTGGTAATCTTACCTTGACCCTTGAAGAAGGAACAGCCAACTTCACCGATAGTTCGGTAAAGAGCGCGGTTCCCGAGGGTTCCAACACCGAAGGGGTTTCCGTTAGCGATACCGTCCTCAAAGTATTGAGTGGGTTTCATAACAGAGAGCCAAAGGTGGTCAGTATCAAGGAAAAGCAAGTCACTAATAGAAGTTGAAGCACCGGTAGTAGAAGGCATATCCTTGACCGGAATCAGAGGAATGTCGTAGTAGGTCGAAACACGGAAGCCGACTTCTTGACCCTTTACACCACGAACACCGTTAACAGTCGGAACGACTTCTTTTCGGTCCATGAAACGCTCTTGGCTTTGCAACAGGTCAGCAATGGCCTGAATGGTGTCGTAGCCCGTAAGGATAACCTTCGGAGAACCACCGGCAGTTCGCAAGTTGCGAATCGTTTCATTTAGGCGAGTTAAGGTCAAAGACCGAACATCACCGGAAGCATAGCCACTACCGAAATCAACAGTAGCATCCAAGAAAGATGTGGCGTTGAATCGCTCTTGACCGAAGATTTTACCCAAGTTGTTGCTAGCAGAAGTTGTATCGGTAGCAAGAACGCCACCGTCAATAGCCAACAATTCAGCACGGCTCGAAACAACCTTCAACAAAGAGGTGTAGTTTCGCTCAATGTGAGGCATAGCAGAGTTTTCACCGTAATGCTCTAAGGGCATAACCAGCATCTTGTTCTGGACTTCAGCGTGGTGCTTACCCATGTCTTCACGCATTTGTGCGCGAATGTCGCCAATACCGTCATCAATAGCCGCTAATTCCATAGCCAACTCCGAGAAGTCGAATTGATGTGCAACTACTTTTGGAGAGATGAACAACTGAGCATAGGTTGGCGCAATAGAGCCAAGACCGTCAGCATCAGTTGAAAGACCTGCGTTTTCGGGAACACCACCGATTGCGTCAGCACGGGGGGCATCAGCACCAATTAAGGCAGCATTCAAGGTTCCAGAAGTTGCGACTCCGAATGTGTCTCCACTACCACCGGCAGGGCGAGACTTCAGAACTCTCCAACCGGAGGAACTGTAAGGACGCTTGGAAATCATCGAAAGGGCGTTGCATTCACGGTTTAGCATAGACCAAACCTTCTGACCGAAAATTACGTTGTAAAGTCCGGTTGTGTCTCCAATACCGCTAGCGCCGCCACCAAGACCAAGAGAGGTATCGTGACCTGTATGGATTCCTCCAACAAGTCCGGCTTGCTTCAGAAGGGAATTACCCGCTCCAAAGTTTCCAACTCCGTATGTCTGTGCTTCTAAGTCTGAAATTGTATTAATGTAACCGCTCATGTTAAATCACCTCAAAGGTTTCCTCCGATAAGACGGTGAACATCTGACCAATCCATCTTGGCAATGTCGTCCATCGTGGGAATGTTAGCAACTGCTTCTTCTTGAGCCTTTACAATTACTTCGCGCTCTGCTGTGAGAGACTTGCGAAGTTCAGTAAATTCATCCTTAAGGGAAGCAATCTCGCTAGCAGCATCATAGTTCTGCTTTGCGAGAAGGTTTTCACGGCTGCTGATTTCTTGCTCGAAGCGAGAATCAAAAGACTTTTGGAGGTTGTCGTAAGCGAGTTTTTCTAACCGCTCTTGACGGAAAGCCTCGTAAGCCTTTTCGATGTTTCCAACGGAAAGGTCAAGAGTGTTAAGTTCTTCATTGTTGAAGGCCTTAACTACAGGAAGGTCGGAAGCCTTGGGCTTTCCGCCTTCAATGATAACGCGGTCGGCAGGTTCTCCGATTTCGTTACCTGAGCCATCGAGAGTTGAAACGAGAGCCTTTGCCTCTCCATCCATGTATTCCATAGATTCTTCTTCCTCTTCCATCTTTTCGCCCATCATCTTTTCGTCCATCATGGCTTCTTTGTCGCCATACATGGATTCCTTTTCGTCCATCATTTCTTCTTCTTCCTTTCGGAGTGAATTCACTTCTTTAAGAAGTGTGTCCAACTCTTCTAGTGCTTTTTCTAGTTTTTCGGTCATTTTCTCACCTGTTTTTTCTTGTTTTAAAATGTCAAACTTTGCTTCCGGGTTAATACCTTTTTCACAAATCGTGACTTCATGTAGTTCTAATTTTGAAATTTCGTTATATTGTCCTAATTCAGAATTTGATTTTTTGACTTTCTGTAATGCTTGTCCACCAATACTAAAAGAACGAAGAGAACCTTTTCTAATCCCTCTATTAATCTCCTTGGCTTTTTCGATATCTTCACGTAGTTTGATAACAACAAAGAATCCTACATCATCAACTTCTGTCTTGAATAGTCTTCCTTGTTTGTCTCGATATGAGTCCACTACTTCTCCGACTTGAACATTTGAATGGTTGGTCATTACATTTCTAAATGACTTCTGTTCCATGAATTTGTTAACTGCCTCTTTAAGTGCTTTAAGAGTAATCAAATCATTTTGCTTATCAACAATTTCAATGCTTGCATAACCACCAATCATTAAATCGTCATTGCTTTTGAGAATCGTGAAATCTCCGTCATCACCATTGGACTTCAGGAGGGTTCGCATTCCTCTCATATCTCTTCATCTCCTTTGGGTATTTAATGACCTCGCTTCAGGGCTGAGAAATGGTCAAAGAATTATACCTGTCCTTGTAAATGTTCCATAAACCTTCATCTCCTTCTCTATCAGCCGGAGTCTGTTTATAGCCTGTCCACGCTAACCACATCTTTTTATCCTCTACAGGGATAACTCTAATGTGTAATTTAGTTTCAAACTTATTACCCTTTAAGAAATACTCATGATATCCTTCTTTTTGGACTCCTAATTGAATATCTCCCGCATCAAGCAAATCTTCTCTATCTTTAGATTTAGAAACTTGAGCAGGGAATTTACCTGCTTTTCCAAACAGGTCAAAGATTGCATCCTTATTTGGTAGTTCAATATACCAAACTAAGTTTTCATCACCAAGTTGAATGCTTAAATCTAAGTTACCATCTTTTCGAAGATAAACTTTAAACAAACCATTTCTGTATTCTTGGGGAGTTTTGTATTCCGATTTAATTAATTTATCTGATTCAGCAAAGAGTTTCTTTTTAGACATATCATAACTGATGCCATCTCTTTCTTCGGCCCAAGACATTAGTTTTCTTTCCTTACTCTCAAGAATGTCTTCGTATTCTTCTGGCTTCTTTTTCTTTAAGAAATTATGCATTTCTCTAATTGTTTTTGGACCTTGTTCTCTTAAGAAATTGATAATAGAAACAGTAAGTTTTGCTTGTTTAGTTTTCATAATTTCTTCGGCTTGGGCCTTCCACATATCTAAGTCAGCAATAGCATTCTTAGACATAAGGTTGGACTCTTCAAAACCATAGATAGTAAAACCATCATACTCTGATTTAATGATTAGAGTAGCCTCACCATGAATGAAGTCAGTAACTCTGATTCCTTTCTCTAAGGCACTAACATCATAATTTAATGATTTCTTAGTATCTTGTGATAACATATCCAAAGTCACGATTTTATCTGGTGCTTCAACTTCTGGGATTTCAATAACCTTTGCCGAGAAAACTGTGTATCTATCACCGGCGGGTTTCACTTCATCAACCTTTACGCGAATAATGTCGCCTACCTTAGCAGAAATTTTTGTGTTAAGAGCCTTACCAACGTCCATGTAAGTGTTCCCTTCAATCCCTACGAAGTGCTTACCCTCACCTTCCGTTGGCCCTGCGCCGAGCGTATATGAATACAGATTGCTCTTTGTCTTCTTAACATCAAGAACGATGAGGTCCAAGTCAACGAACTTCTTCCACTTAATCCATTTAGGATTCTTTCTTGTCCCTACATAGTAAGTAGAGGTAGCGTCCTTAATGACTACGCCTTCAGAAGTAGGCATTTCCATAATTTCTTTGGAATAGTCCTCAACGTCTTTAAGATTATCAGCCATTCTAGTATCTTTTTTCGAAGGAAAGGCAACTTCAGTTGAAGAGCGAGAAGAGTAATTATTGAAAAGAATAGTAATTCTGTCTTCGAATGTTTCTTCGAGAAGTGACCTATTTTCATGTCGCATGATATCGAAAACGTGCGCCCTTAACGTAGCATTAGGATATTTACCCTTAAATACGTGAGAAATTGTATCTGCTCTATGGAGGGGTTCATCCTCATCAAACAGAATTAATTCAGCGTCAAGAATACAGTCACCGTATTGTTTTTGCTTCATTTCTTTTACTTGGTCAGGACATTTATCAGTAATGTCTTTCTCATTATAAGAATAAATTTTAACCTTATCATCAATCTTATGGATTTGGATTCTCATGCCATCATATTTTTCTTGGATGACCCAATCTCCACTAAATCCTTTTAGTTCTTTTAAGTCCTCAATATCAAAAATACGATACATTGGTTTATTTGGAACTAAGAAATCGGACTGTGCCTTTTCCTCTACAGATTTTTCAGCCTTTTCAATATCTTTAAGTTCACTTAATTCTTCCTCTTTGTGTTCAGAGAGATAGAACATTTCTAAAAGGTCAAGAGCAGAACTAACTTTGCTTTCGACCTTCTTTGAATCCTTTCCATCCCCGTATTGCTCGATGATGTATAGGGGAATGTCGTCCACTTCTAGGTCAAGACCGGGGAAGCCATCTGTAATTTTGTCCGGTTGCATATCTTTAATGCTCCAAACTTTCTTAGGAAGAGCATCATTTCCATCTCTTAGAGCATAGTGAACAAACTTAGCCATAGTCTCCGGTTCTTCTAGTAATACTTCAAGAACCTTATCTTTGTATTTCTTTGCGAAAGGGTCGTTGGCTTCATCAGCAGAAAGTCTCATGGTCCTAATGCTCTCATAAACCTTAGATGCTTCATTAGTCTGGGGGTCTAGTGCATCCTTTCCTTCTAATAAATTTTCAGTAAGGTAGTCTTCGAGGACACTACCCAATGCATCTGTCTTAGAACGAAGTTCTCTTAAGTCTTCAACTGCTTTTCGCCAACGACTACCATATTCCTTCGGGTCTTCTCGCGCAGAAAGATACGCTACGCGAGTCTTCTCAAATAAGCGAATAATCTCCTCGGATGGAGATTCTTCTTTATCAAGAAGAAGAGGCACAATAATCACATATCTTCAAGTGCAATATCAATGGCCTTAGAAAGAGTATCATACATCTCTTTTAATTCCATAAGTTTTTGCTTTGAGGGTCTGTTAATCAAAGAACTAAAAATTGGCTCTAACAAATCTTTATGGCGAGAAGCAGTTCCATCGGCACCTGCTCCTAAATACTCACGAATCATCTTATCCTTAGACATTGACTTTTTCATTTCTTGTCCTGCAAGACCATAACCTGAATGAGTTTCTTCACTTTGGGTCTTAATCTTAGTCTTATCAGCCTGAGCCTTTGGTCGCTTTAACTTTACTTCTTCTGCTTCATGTTCGACTTCTTTAACTTGAGTCGGTTCACGTTGCCTAAGAACTTCAGCAGCCTTTCGAGCCTTTTCAATGGCAAGACTCACTAATCTTTCTTCGGGGGTAACTCTTTCCGGCATTTCACTCACCTGATAATTTCTTCACAACATCGTGAATTTCAGACCATTCCATGTTAGCAACATCAGGAACACCTGAAGATTTTTGCACATTCATGGAAGGTGTTGGGCTTT